ACCGTAAGCAGCATTTGCCCTTCCTATTTCAAAAGGTCCAGTATTAGTGATGTCGGCATTGACAAAGGTTGTTACCAAGCCGACTGAAGCTGCTCCATCTACATAGAACCGTAAAGTATCACTCCAGTCTCCTGAGATAGTAATGTCATATTCGGTATTCGCCGCAGAGATAACCCCTGTAGCAGAAACACCAGAAATCTTAATCACTCCACCTACCAAACAAAACATAAATATCGATCCATTAACGTCCCTTCTTATATACCACCTATTATTTGCGTCCCCCCATTTAGAGAAAATATAATTCTGTGTGTCTGCTGATGTAAAACTAACCTTGAAGTTAAAAGAAAAGTTGTCAGCACCTAGATTAGCTATGTCACCATAACTCACTAGCTGACTAGAACCGTTCATGGTTACCCCATTGCTGATAGTAGGTGAGCCTGTTGCAACTCCACCATTATCAGTAACATAATCATCGTTGATGAAGTTCTCTCTAAACACTACGTCCTCTGATGGTCTGGAAGCATATTTAAGCCCCATATTGTAATTGGTTAAATGATACGAACCTACCCTTCTCGTCTCTTACCGCTTGCTTTACGTGCTCTATAGCGTGAATCCTCATATGTTCCGCTCTACTCATTACCTCGAGATTATCAATGTTGTTATTTGTAAAGTCTCCGTCTTTGTGGTGAACATCCTCAGAAGCCTCCAGGTCTCGTCCCAAGACTTTTCCCACAAGTTTTCTGTACAGAGAGTTCCTTCGCCCCTTGTAATCATCACCAGCCCACCTTGGATTCTTTTCTCCTGTCATATTGTTTTGAGGGCGAGCCTTAATCATCTCTTTGAACTCAGGTGTTCCCTGTTCCAGTACTCCGCTAGCATGCCTACGCTCTTGTAGCTTCTGCTTGTGTTCATCTGTACGCCATTTAGCAGTTATCTGCTCCCTATTCTCATTGTAATAAGCAGAAGTCTGTGCCTTAATTTTATCTTTATTCGCCTGGTAGTACTTCTTGTCATTCAAAGATTTGCACTCTTTACACCAAAGCCCTTTCACACCAAAGCTAGGAGCTTCTTTAGCCTCCTTACAGATAGAACAAGTTTTGGTCTCTACTCCTTTTAACATAATTATTATTTAGTTACTTCTACTTATTCAACTACTTCAGGAGCAGTAAGTTCTGCTATCTTAGCTAGCCTAGCCATGTCAATCTCTTTGATTTGACCGTAAGAGAATCCTTTAGCAGAAACTTGCTTCTCTCCATCCATTTCTACTCTCCTAACTGTCTTACGTATTTCTTTGTAAGACTTACCTGCAACCAAGCCTGCAAGTATAGCTTCTTTCTCTTCCAGTGTAGGTTCTAATAGATTTAACTCCTTAGCTGGAGCCACTACAACTAGGTCTTCTAGCTCCTTGCCTTCAAAGACAGTGTCTAAATTTTCCATGTGTTTTTGTTAATTATAAAAATGTTAATGTTGACCCATTTATTGGATAATACTCAAAGTGTATCTTTACATCAAAGTCTATAGGGTTATCAGTTGTAGTAAGGTTCAGCTGAATAAAGGTATCCGCTCCATCCTTCTGCGTGATTATGAATGGTCTTCCAGCCTTTTTACTATCTGTTACCTCTGACATTCTACACTGACTAGCATCATTTACTGTATATGGTTGAGTGTATACTTGGTCTTTTGTAAAAAATGTTCCAACTGGCATTCCGCTCAATACCGCTCCATCAGCCGATAAGTTAACAGTGTTGGTCCCATCGTACAGAGTGGCATACATATTAGTACAATTGGTTAATGTCCCAACTCTAGTAATGATTGCCCACTGGTCAGTGATAACAACTGTTCCTTCTACCTGTAGAACATTAGCAGAGATTGCCCCTGTTCCTCCGACTGTAAGCTCTTTATCAATGTGATATCCGTTACCACGAGCTATCATTTCAGCAGCACAGTTGTCCTGTTCAGCCCCTGTTATGAGCTTAAGCAGATTGTTTGATGATTGAGTGATAGTCATATATTTTTAGTAAAGTTTTTTTGTGATATATTTTATCGCACTCTTTAATATATCTATATCTTCATTCAGAAGTCCTATTGCCATGTTACACCTAGCACACAATAAACCTCTTACTTCGCCCGTCTCGTGGTCATGGTCTACTGCTAATAATTTCGTCTTACCTAGCCTGATAGATGTTTCCTCTTCTCCACATATAGCACATACCCCATTCTGTTCTTCTAGCATTAAATCGTAATCCTCTAATGTTAATCCAAACTTCTGCATTAAATTAACTTCTCTGTGGAATTCTGACCATTCTTCCTTAGACATCTTTTCTTTTAATTTATCCCTATGCGCTTTTGTATATTGACAACTCTTATTCCTGTTATTCTTTCTCCATTTTTCCGTACGTACAAAGTGGCAATCCTTGCATTCTCCATATAAACTCCCAGCCCTAGGTCCACTTTTATAAGAATAGAATTGGTCCAAAGCTTTATCATCTCCGCATTTTGTACATTTCTTTTTTGTCATAATTACTTATATATTAGCATCAATATAGCTTTTTTGTATAAACTGTAAGGTCAGCATCGTTTCCTCCCCCAGCCGATGTAACGTACTTAACCCTCAAGTATTTAACTGGAAGAACTGTATCAAGAATTCCAATGAAGTCTGTATCTACAAAGCTAGCTGAACCAGTCAAAGCGTTAGTAACGTCTTGGTAGTCACAACTTGCTGCGGCAGTACCATCATCTTGAACAGAAGCCTCAAAGGTAACAGTCAATACATCGGTTGGTGCAGCTCCACTTGTCTCTCCCTGTATACCAACATACTTAACACCTGCCATATCTATATAAGCGTATGTAGTTGTGTTTGCAGTAATGTTTGTCTCATCTATTAGGGTCTCACTAACGTACTGTTGGTTTAGAGGATTAACCTCTGCTGTTCTATCTGACTGTGTAGAACTATCATAAGCTTCACTTCTAGTCTCAAGTCTACGCTTAGCTGTCATTTTAAGTGCTCCTTTGTCTCCATCATCTACTTCATCATCAGTAGTATCATAGAATCCCATAACAACTTGCCCTTGGTCTGTTCCAGCTGTGAACGCAGAATCGTCTACATCAGCTCCTCCCACTGTTTGGTCAGATGGCAAAACAACTGGAATAGAAGCCGCCATAGCCTTTTGTCCCAATGTAACCGCTGTTCCCCCCACTTTAGCTACATTTACGTCTGAAGCGATTCCACCACCACCTGATCCTGATGTATTTGTCTCAACCTTATAAGCAGTAGAAGTTAAAGTGACTGAAGCATCAGCTTTTACACCGTAAATCGCTCCTGTTCTATAATCCACACAGTATTCACCATTGGCGAATCCTTCAGTAATTGCCGCTGCTTTAACCGTTCCTGTTAATCTATCGTTACGCTCCGCTATGATGTTAGGGAACTTTACCTCAGTTGTAAGAGCCGTAGAAGTAAAAGATAGAGAAGTATCATTATAAGTTCCTGTAACGTCTCCTAGGGCGTTCTTTACATTCCTATAAGCTAGTTTACCTACTACTACAACTCCAGCAGCTTGTCCTGCATCAATTGTATAAACTCCTGAATTATAGAAATATAGTTGAACAGTTTCGCCTGTTACGGGTGTAATGGCATCTGTTCCTACGTTATCAACTGGAAGCCTTCTCTGCTCACTGACCTCTAGTTGTTGTCCTGTGTTAAGTAATGTCATATTGTTTTTAATTAAATGATTTCTATAATCTCTTTATGAGGAGAGCGATTTTTATCACCCCCTCTCTCCCTAAAAAAAAGATTAAGCTATTGTTCCTCCGTTGTTAGCGCAAACTACCCAACCATCAGCTGCTTCATCCCAAATCATTTCACAACCTTTTCCCAAAGGATTAGCTGCGAATGTAATCTGAGTTCCACCAATCATCTTAGCTGGAGTAATCTTTACTGAATCAGCTGCATTGCCTACGACTGAAACGATAAACTTTTTAATTTGTCCATCTTCATCACCGTCTGCAAGAGTAACTGCATCTTCATCTGTATCTCCGTTGGTAGTAATTTTAGAAACTATTGTAGCAATAGAAGCCGCAACTCCTTCTGAGGTTGCTGCTAATACTTCTGTAGAAAGATAAAGAATCTTCGCTAGACCTACTCCGTTACTTTCAATAGAGCAAACTTCTTCCAAAGCTCCGCTACCGTTCATTACGTTATAGACCAATGCTCCTTCTTCACTACCATCAGTAGGGTCTGCAATAAATCCTTGTATTACTGCATACTGAGTTTCGTTACCACCATCATCATTACCTACGAATACAATGTTCCCTAGGTTATCATCCGCTGCTGGAGAAGCTGAATCAAGATTCATTACTATCCCTCCTCCAGATGCACCGTCGTCTTCTACGTAAACCTCAAGACCAGACTGAGGACCTGCATTTACATGGACACCTTCGCTCCCTTTAGGAGTAAGGTTAATACCAATATTAGTGTCGTCACCTATTGCTGTAATAGCTGGACTATCCCCTATAGCTGCATTCCCAATATCAATATTGTTTATAGCTGCTGTCGTTACCGTAAAGTCTAGTAATTCATTGCCATTACTGTCTGTAATACCACCACTGGCATCAAATTCAATATCAGCAACTACCTCACCATTTTCATTAACGATTTCCTCACCTGCCACATAAAGTGGTCCTGAAAAATGTGTATCTCCCATGTTTTAAATTGTTAAGGGATATAAAGATGGAGCTGTTTATATCAGCCGTAGCTTTCCTCTCTAGCCCTCACTAGAGGTCAAGCAGCCCCACCAGAGGTCTTTATAGACCTGTAGATCCTACAGTTCCAAAGTAGTCAGTCGCTCCTTGTGTCTGAACGAATCTAACTTTCTCGTACATATTTCCTGTGTCTTCGTCGATGTACATTCTCATGCTTGGTTGTGCTTTCTGGTAAGCAGTAAGAGTGTGGAACATCTTCTCTGAACACATGAAGTATGCAGATGTTGAACTATCATCAAGTAGTGGCCATTCAATAATCTTGATGTTCAAGCTATTGATGAAGTTCTTTGAACGATCAGCTGTTGTTGGATCGTCTGGAGAACTGATTAGTTCCCAAGCAGTCATCTTAAGTGCAGTTGGCACTACTAGATAAGCTGTTTGTAAAGGCATCTTTAGTCCATCATGTGCCTTCATTTGCTTAAGAGCGATATACATCTCGTTAAGCTTGTCTTTTGTCATCGCACCTGTAATCAGGTTTGATTGTGTTACTCCTGTATCTGATACTTCGTGAGAAGCAGAGAATAGATACTCACCGTCCCAAGTTGTTGTTGTAGCGAACCCTCCTGAAAGAGTTTGTTCCATCAACAGATCTTGTTTGTATCTAGCTCTGTATCCAGCCATCCTCATTTCTTTCATTGTAGAACCGTAGTTTGAGAAATCCATCATTAGTTCTGTGATTCCAAACTTCTTCTTGTATTCAAGAGATGTGAATGTTTGTGTTCCAAGTTCACGGATCTGAGCTTCTGGATAATCAGCTCCTTCTGCAACTTGTGGAATGTCTCCATCAGTCGTTACTACAGACTCTTTCTCATTGAGACGATCTGGAGTGTCGATGTTGAAGATCATTTGACCATGTGGGGTATATGACTCGTATCCAGAAAGAAACTCTTTCTTTACGAGCAAGTCAACCTCACTTGGTTTAAGACTTGTAAAACTCATAGTCTATAATCGTTAATAAATTAGTTAGTTGGATTTGCGATAACTTCCATTACACCTGATGTAGTTTCGAAGTTGCCTGCACCACCCTGAGGACGTTTAATCCTTAGGAATCCGTTTGCAGTGTCATTTTCATCTACAGTAATTACTCCTGTATTTACATCTACTGTAACTAGAGTATCAATTACTGCTTGTACTAGGTTGGCTGGAGTTGTCGCAGTCCCTTCTAGTATCATGTTTGGAGCGTATTGAAGTTTTACCGTTCCATCTACACCAGCTGTTTCATCTGAAGCACTTAGTGCGATGTAAACACGATAAGCAGCAGCTATAACTTCTGCATTAGCAATCAATCGTACATACCCTGGATTAACATCATCAGGGATTACTAGATCACCAATAGCAATAGAAGCAGCTGTTCCTGCTACAACATCTTTTACTACTCCTACAGCATCTTCTCCATTGAGAGTGCCTCGGAATCTAAAATCTGCCATGTTTTACTTTGGTTAAAGAATTATTCTGGCTTCACGTCTTTTAAAGGTGGAAGTGATAATACACTTACTCCTTTATTATCGACGCTTGAACGCTCTTGGATCGTTGCGATCTCTCGAGCGAATTCCTTCAACTCTATACCTCTGGACTTTGCAAACTCTGCTAAACCAGCTGATACCTTGACTATCTTGGAATCTACTGGGGCTGGTGCTTCTCCTCCTCCAGCTGTATTATGCGAGATTGGTTTAGCTGATACCTTTTCATCGTTGACGACTCTTGCTGCTGATCTTGCAGCTGCGTCTTCATCAGCTTCTACTCCAGATAGGACATCGAAAGTCTTTTTAAACTTCTCCGTCTCATCTGCATTAAACCCAAACTCTACAGCTTTCTGGTCGAGATACTTATCTCGGTTAGTTACAATCTGTTTTTCAATCAGTTCTGCTCGAGCTTTAATACGCTCTTCTTCCCTGATCTTTTCCAAATCAAGTCCTTCTGTCTTCGTTACTGGCTTATCAGACATGATTTGATCGTACTGCGTTCCGAACTTGCTTTTTACATACTTCTCCATTGAAGGATCAGATTGTATTTTAGCTTTGATCTTGTCTCTAGCTACTTCACTTTCCATTGCTAGATCCATTAGATCCTCGTATGCAGCTTTCTTGTCATTACCAAGTTTCTCAATTACGGCTCCAACATTACCACCCTTACCTTCCTCGGCTTTTGCCTCTGGTGTAGGCGCATCGTTTTTAATAGCGGTGTCTTCCGCTCCACCTGTTTGCTCAGTTTGCACTGGCTCGACGGTGTCCTTCGTTACCTCGACCTGAATGTCGTCGGTTGAAGATGTTTCATCCATTGTATAGATGTTAAAAAATATATGAACCTATGTGGCTCAGGGCAATCCATTAGCGTGAACTGCACCTAAGCTACATAGTTTGTGATATTCGACGACGTTTGTATTCCGCCATCTCTTCCTTGATTTTAAAGGTCCTCTTTCTTTCGTTAGCTCTTGCAGTGATTACTGACTTTAAATCAGATATGAATCTCTGACAGAGCTTTTTCTCAGCCAACAGGGTTAGGTTGCTCTCCTGGCCTAGCAGTTTGCGGTATATTTTGTGGAGCCAATGTGTCTCCAGTGATTTGATTAGCTTCTGGTTTATCTCCTCCAAACGAGTTACCCACCATACCTCCAGTGCTCGGATTGCTTCGTCTGGTAGATACTTCTTGAGTCGTGCCCATTCCTTCCTCTCCATCGGTGGTTTGTGCAGTTTTTCTGTCAACATAGACCTTTTGGTTAATTATATTTTTAACTGTCATCTCTAAATGCTTATTAAGAGCTTCTTTAGCTTGTTTACCTAGATCCTTGAATACTTTAGATCCCATAAACAATACGTGCTCTCCGTAATGGGATTCACTATCTTCACCCTGCTTAATAGTTGGAACGATACCTGCTGCAACTAAGTCATGCTCTGCATCGATCTCATCAAGTTCTACTCCAGTCTTCTCTATTACTGGGAAGATATCCTGTAACTCATCACCTAATCCAAGGTTCTTAGCCATATATTTCATTAGTTCTGAGAAGTCCATTGTTCCGAATATCTCTTGTATCAAACTAGGATTAGTCTGAGCTAAGTTACTTAGGGTGCTCATAGTTGTCTGTAGGAGCATCATTAGCTTCTCAGTCTGATCTCTCTTCAATTCTTCATCTTTCTGAGCTGAGATGATCTCTATTTCATCTATATCGAATGTATTTGTAATCTTTTTATTAAGATTGAATTTATCAATCGCTCCTTGCTGTTTTACGAACTTAACTCCTGAATCAGGTTTATTCTGCACAGCTTTGTATCCTTTCACCTTAACAAGTGGGTAAACGATCTTCTTATCTTCTCTAATAGGTTCTGATAGCTCATTCTTTATGTAAGATAATGTCTGTCTAGTCATATAGAATTCAGCATCGTAGATATTCTGCTTAGTAGAAGCGTCAATACTCTTATTAAGTGTCTGCATTTTAGCCAATGTTTGAGTAGCTAATTGATTAGGATTTGAATAAAGAGCTGTTGTATCGTCTGAAGTAACAGCTATTCTTGAGTTCTCAACCATCTGAATCATTGACATTACTCCTTGTGTAATACCTCCTCCTGGTCTTAATGGCATAATATGATCCTGTAGTTTACCGTTTACTGGTCCTCTTACATCAAATATAGCTCCAGATTGTAGTTCATGCTCTTCAGGATTGAAGTTAATATCCCCATCTACTACTAATGCTGGCTGAACTTGTAGCATTGCGTCATCTATTGCTAGGTTCATTATCTTCTCTCTAAACAGATTATATGGAAGATTAAGCTCTATCTCACCCATTCCGTTGATAGTGTCTCCTCTTTGGATATTCCTGTACTGATGAAATGGAAACTCTTTATGTGATAGCTCAATACCATCTGGTGAGTTGTAGATTTCAATTCCTCCAGAGGCGTTGATTGAGTATATATCGTTTTCAACATCATAGTATTCTAATACGGTTACGAATTCTTTCTGTGAAGTAAGCTCTTCTGTTTCATGCTTCTTCTTGAACTTATCGTCATACCAAACATTAGTATCTCCCCATGTAGTAGGACTTACTTGATCTACGTTCTTATACTTAGGATCACTGTATATTCGTCTAAATGTATCTATTTGGAAGATTTTCTTTCTAAATACCCACGGACATTGATTCAATCCAGTATGATCGTGTAAGTTCTGGAACCCTGGAGCTGGAAACAAATGTCTCCAATCTACATGCTCAGAAGCTACTCCTCTATATTTTGTGTACCATTTATCTTTCTTCCTATCGTATTGAGTGTATCTATTAGGAACTACACATATTGCTGAATTACCATATCCAGCTGTATGCCATAGAGCTTGCATTCGTGTACGAGTCATATTTGCTACACGTTGAAAATGATCCAGTGTAGACTGCATCGTTAATCCTTCATCTCCGTTCATTGTTGCTCTAGCTTCTGGAATAACACTAAGGAAGTTGTTATATCTACGCAAAAGATACCCCATTGTTTCAGGGAATCTGTATGCTGCGTGTCCTTCTTCACCTCTTTCAAGGTGTCGTTCAAATTCATAAAGCCACCAAGAAGCCTTCTCTATACGAGATAGCTCATCTTGTTTAGCTTCCCAGGCAAATTGCCACCTTTTCTGTATTTCATTATTATCTATCATAGGGAAATCACGGTTACTCTCCGTGGGTTTTTCCCTTTTCGAGATAATTACTACCTTTATTTTAACTTATTTTACCATTTAAGTAAACATAAGTTACAGCTTAATCCTCTCAGTTATACGTTCTATGAATACTGGCTCTCCATTCTGAATAACAATAGTTATCGTACAGTATGGATTATCTTCCATGTACTCTACTAACTTCTGTATCTTTAAGTTTACTGGTTTTAGCATTTAGGTGTACGTAGGTTTAAGGTTTTATTCCTGATAGATCTAACTGATCTCTGCTTTCCTCTTGGTCTGAAATAGTAATCTTCCATCAATAATCTATGTAAATCCTCTATTAAGTGATCATCCTTGTCTACTGGATTAGGATTAGGATCTTTCTTATCCTTGCTCTTCCCTTGGTATTCGTCCCATACATAGTGTAATAACTCTTTAATTAGTCCCTGACAATTAGAGAATATGTAAAACTCTGGTTCTACTACAAGTTTGCCCTCTTTTAATTCGTATTTAAGAGCTGAATCTGTCCTTCTAATACATTCATGCAACTTCTTACTACCTCGCTTAAATCGTAATCCATGCCCTTCTAATCGATCTGCATATGATTTTTCGTTCGTTCTCTTGTCATCGTTAAATGCTGATGGATCTATCAATCTATCTATTATTCTCATATGTCCATCCTCTTCTTTCTTCATAATCTTGGCTGCAACTTCCTTATCTGTCCCTGTAAACATCAATTCATCAATGATGTACTTACGTCCCTTTTCATCAATTGCCATCCAGAGGAGTGCATCAGGAACCCTAGAATGAGTATCTAATGCCATTGCCACACAGAAATCGTTCTCATCTATATCAAATGGCTCTATTACATGAATCTTTGGTTCGAACTTCTTGTGAACTAATCCAAGTAAATGTCCGAACTTTCCATTCACACGAGCTTCAAACTCTACTTCTGGATATTGGGAGATCATTCTATCGATATCTATTTCCTTAAGAATTCCCCTAGTTCCTTCTCTCTCTTCACAGTTCTCCCATACATCTGCTGTGACATAATCAATCGTCTTCCCGTCTCTTTTATCGTAAAGATCATCTTTAATCCACGCTGAATACTTCAATGGAGTAAATCCCCAATAGACTATCGCTCCTCTTCTACAACGAGCTATTGAGGCTAGATATATATCATTTGGAGCTGGCTCGTCAAAATAAAGGAATCCTAGATCTGTTGATTCAAACTCTTTAGCATTCTGTTCTGTTGTCATTAAATCAAATTCAAATCCTGTATCAGTCATCCACTTAGCTTCGAATTGCTTCCCTTCCTTCCTTGTATCGTAATGAATGTCGAATCTATTTGCTGGGAACCATAGCTTTAATTCTGGAACAATCTTCTCTTTAATCGTTGTGGGATCAGATATAATTCTCCCTTTCTTCAAATAAGGGAAATCTTTATACAGAGGATAATCAAAAAAAGAATCAGGTGCTTCTCCCCATTCTTCTTTCCATCTACTTCTAGTAGTATCGTGATCTACTGGTCCGAAACAGATTGCTCTTGTTATCATTGCACAAGTTGCTGACTTCCCTACTCCATTAGCAGCACAAAACATATTGATGAAGGATTCGTTATTCCCTACCATCTTAATGAATTCTTCTCCTTTGCTATTAGGAACAAAAGTTTCTGCTAGGTTCTCATTACTTCTTCTTTCCAGTTCCGCTTGTATCTCCAATAACTCCTGTAATGAGTTCCGAGGCACGTTCTCTAAGTTCTTCATCACTAGCTCCTTTAAACTTGTGTTCATGTTTTTCTGCAGCATGTCTTCCTTTTATTTTATTATATTCGTTTATTGCAGCTCTCTTTGGATTGTATTCTGCATTTTGTCTAATTATATGAGCTAATTCTAAATCTACTTCTTCGTCATTTAAGTGATGTTTATCGAGTAATTCCCTTATTCTCTCGTTAATGTAAACCTTTGTTAGGTTGTCGTGAGCTATAACTCTAGCTGTTTGATTCCATCCTGGTTTATCTTGATCTACGTTATAAGCTGCTAATACTGCTTTTATTTTATCGAATGTTTCTACGTATACATTACAAAAGAGCTCTTCTTTATCAGTAAGAACATGTCCACTCTTGGTTTTACTATTTAACGGTGTCTCTAGTGTTGATTTTGGCATATTTTTTATTTTAAAGTATCGTACAACATTACTACTCCTAAACAAAAGAAGAACAATCCAACTATACTTTTATCATCTCCGTAAAATCCAGCTGCTCCTGCTATGAGGATTAGAATTGATATACAACCCTTTTCTTCTTTTTTAGTGACCATTTACTTCTTGTTAAGTTTTTTAGACTCTCTCCCCCCAACGTGAGTTGGGGAGCCTCATTCCTATGAAAACCTGTTTTTAGACGGGCTTTCGAAGTTCTGACTCCAGTGTTCAAAGCTGGAGAGGGAAAGTCTAAATCTCAGAACCCTTGACTCGATTTCTTCACTATTCGACTACTGTTAGTGCTTTAGTTTATAGAGGTTAAGTCCTCGGGCTTGCACCTTGTTAATCGTATTGAAATTAAGACAAGAGCGCTAATTTCGTTTTTCCCCTTGATTTCTCAAGGGTTCCAAGATCTATTCGTTGCTTATCTTGTTGATCATCTCTGATACTAGGGCTTTCAAATGCCCTTCCGTGAACACTCCTTTAATCTTTTCTAATTCGTTTATTACTGCTGCTTTCGATGTAATCCTAGCTAGATTGTCATCTGTTTTAGCATCTAGGATAACCCTTCGGTATCTAGCATCCATTACTGGACGATACAGCTTATCGCACAATCCTTTAAATAAAAGCTGCCAGTCGTTAATACTAGTTTCTTCTTTAACTTCTTCTACTTCAGCCACCTCTTCAGGAGCTTCTCCTTCCCATGAAGCTAAAACCTCAGGCTTTAATCCTGCTGCTAACATCTTCTCAATCAATGACGGTGCTTCCCATCCGTGGTAAGGCTTTTTACCTACAACTTCTTTGTATTTTTCTTGTAAGAACTTAATTTCCATTTTTAGTATTGTTAAGTATTTTTTTATAAACATGTTCAGTAGCGCTGTCTCCTTCTTTGACGGCCTTTTCTAATCCTTCGTGGATAATTTTCTGCTCTTCATCTTTAGAAATCTTATCAAACTCTTTAACATCCGTAGTTCCTTGATCGTCTACGATATGCCTTGTGTTACTAGCGTTTGGTTTATCTCTACGAACCAATGGTGTTCTACCTGAGAATCCTTTTACAATTACGTGAACCATAAATTATTTATTTAAAGGAATTGGATCCATTTGTATATTCTCCGCTTCAAGTTTAAACAAAATAGCGTCGATTGCATCATCGTACGCAGTTTCTAGCTTTCTTAAATCGTCAACCGAATCAGAACTAGAAATACTGATCTTCTTATAATTCTTTGATGAGTCGAAAACAAATTTCATAAACTGAGGTTTAAGGTGGTAGGATTGCCCTTCAGAGTTCCTACCAGACTCCGTTGTCTCTCGGCATATTCCTATGAAAAACTTATTGTATGCAATCTTTACCTGCATATACAATATACCAAAACAAGGCAGAGTTGTAAACTATTTCTTTAAATACAAAACTCCAAGGATTCCGACAGGAGACATCATCCCCATCGTAAATAATCCCAAAACAAAATCTTGCGTTTCCAACATATCCCCCAAAAGGAACAGAAACATGTAGACGGTCAGGATTATACAGTACCAAGCTAGTCCTTTCATGATAAAAGGGTTAGATAATAGATGTTTGTGGCTTAACAAGAACACTATCCCTTAACTCTTCCATAAGGGCTTCGTCTTGTTTTAAAAACTTTTGAAATTTCTTACAATCACCGCACACTGATTTTATGTGGAACGTATATTTAGCATCTCCAGCCCATTGCCTTCTTGTTTCTTTGAAAGGAACAAATGTTTTTAATTCGTTACTCCCATCGCAATACTTACATTTAAACATAGTTTTTTAGTTATTTATTTTCGATTATTGTGTTTAATTTCTTACTCCAATACTCCTTGCTCTTTCTACTTGCCATACTATTCAACACTAGGGCGTTCTTGAATGAAACAATTGTGCTGAATATCACCCTACAAGAGAAACACGTCTTTTCTTCAAAATCATCGTGATACTCCTTTTCTTTAAAACCGTTCTTACAAAATTGGCATTTTTTCATAACATTATTGTTAATAAATTATTCATACATTCCATTTCTATAATTAAGACCTACTGTTTTCTCGTCTCCGAACCTATTCTTGTGGCAAACAAACAACGTCTTCCCATCACTAGGTGCTGCATCATCATCAAATTCAGACAATTCTGCTGTATCATTTCTTGGATACCAAAGCTGAAACAATAAACTCGTTAAGTTTCTAATGTCAGCACTTCCTGCAATATCATTCACTGACCTTGGCTTGGTTGAGGCTCCAGCCTGTCCCTTGTTGAAGTGACTTAACAGTAGTAGCGGAACCTGGTGTTGTTTTGCTATTTGTGATAGATCAGATAGAAGCTTGCTATATTCTTCCCATGTACTTTTGTTCTTATCTTTTCTGACATATCCAAGATGGTCAACAATTATAAGATCGAACGGTGATCCACTTTCACTATCTGCCTTAACCACCTTCTTCAACTCACTTGTTCCAAGAGATATATTGTCCTTGAAAAACTTTAATAGATTCTTGCTTCTATCAAAGAAATTAAGTCCACCATCTAAGACGTCTTTATGATGTTTCAATTCAGCAAATGGTATTCCAGCCCACTCTGCTATAGTCCTTTCAACCAATGTCTCTGTAGACATCTCAAGCGAACAAAACAGCACTCTATTTCCCTTGTCGATGTTCTTCTTGGCAACATACATTGCAAAAGCCGTCTTGCCCATCCCAGGATCAGCAGCACAAATCATCATCTCCTCTTTCCTCCTCTTGCCCCATGCTTTATCAAACTCAGGATGCCCAAGTGTGATAGGTGATAATCCTTTCCCTGTTAAAATGTTGTCTTTAACATTTGCTACAAGCTCGTCTGAATCATAAAACATATCCTCAACGTCCATTCTCTGATAACCAAACTTACATCTGCTTTTATCGCAGAATTGTAGAACATAGTCATTGTTGTTACATCCAAACTTGTTGTTATGCTTAAACGCAGACTTCACTGTCCTGGCCACCTCTTTATCCTCAAGTCCTCCGAATCCATTTAATAATTCAACAGTATCTTCTTCTGATGCGTTCTGGCTTTTCATAAACAGCGCAACAGTATAACAAGCATTATTCCTTTCCCCCTTGCCTACCCCTTCAGTCAACATCCTCCTAATACATGGAAGTGTTTTTATATCATCAATACTTTTAGGCATATATTCATTCTTCTTTCTCTGTGCTTCATGGCTCGCTTTCTCTGTCTTGTCGAACCCCTCTCTAAACTTCTCATTAAAACTAAACTCTGGAGCCTTGGTGGTTCTAGGGTTCGATGCAAGTACTAGAATCGATTCTAAGGTGCCTCCTAGCTCCTCTCGAGTGATTCTAACCTTAAAATGACCCGAACTACCATGCTGGGTATTATTCAGTCGTAAGAGCCTCTTACGGTCGTATATTGCAAGATCGAGAGTCTTAAGCCGTTTAAGGAACTTTAAATTCCTAGCTATCTGTTTAAATACAGTGATTGTGTCCACCTTTAAGCCTAGATCCAGCACTTCTTGTCCTGCTATTAAATGAAAACCCTTATTTCCACTGAAGAATATATCTAGTTTTATTCCGAACACCTCATCGAAGTAATCGTAAATATCGATAGACTCCTTTCTTGCTATATCGACATCATCTTCGCTATCCATGTCAAACACCAACGGTGCAATATAAGCCGACGAGTCCTGCTCTGGCTCCTCGTATGACATGTACGTTGCGTAGCACTCTTTGTGTTCATGCTTCTCACAAAACTCTTTGTGCATTTCTTTGGAATCCTCTCGCATTAGAGGGTTATCACCATCCATTTCTTGAAACTTTTTGTGTGCAAATCGGATATACATTATTTTTTGTTGTTAAATACTTTGTTCATCAAGTCGGAACCCGATAACTCACTGATTGGCTGTTCCTTTACTTCATCGAGCCAACACTTACCCCTAAGCCATGATGCAGGATAAGGGATGTATTTTCCCCCATCTTCTAGCCAGCTTGCGCTCTTCTTCTGTTTAGCTATCGCAGCCAACAATACGTCAACATCCTCGGCCACACCCTTGAACGCTTTTTCAGCATCCCCTTTCTTCCTCTTCTTGGGATATGCTGAGTAGAATGTTTCGAAGTGTGCACCGTATGTTTTCTTTTCCTTTATTTCCTTTCCTTTCCTTTCCTTTATAGCATTGCGTTCGCATTGCGTTCGCATTGCGTTCGCATACCCTTTGTTTTCCTTATTCCATCGCACCTTTGCGGACTTTCGAGCGGCCTCACTTTTCTTCTCTTTTTCTTTAAAAAATTTGACCAAACGATTACTCCAAAAAAACTTTTCATCAATTTTAAACAATTCAAAATCAAAAATAATGGATTTTATGCGTTCGCAATCCAAACGCATTGCGAATGCAATATCTTCTATGTCTTCTATTTTTAAACGAGCCTCTGAAGAAGCAGCAACCAGCTCTACTAGGTGCCAGTAAATTCCGTATCCTTCATGCCCTTCCCTCCTTAAGAGCTTGATAATTTTTTCATCCTCATGAGCATTATAATCATGAGGAAAATAATAAGATTCCTTCATTGTTGTTATTGTTATTGTTACTTGCTTATAAGACCGAAAGTTATTTTGTTTATTTTAGTTAAAAACTCTCTGTCGTCAGAGAATGTTGAAGCAAGCTCTGTAAGTATGAGCCGCTTGGTTTCTTCTTCTTTTCTTTTCTTTTCCTCCTCGGGGATTTCTACGTGTGACATAGTTTTGTTGTTATTATTAGTACAACCCAATTGTATCAAATTTTTTATAAAAAGCAAACCTTTGTTTTGACTATTGTAAATATGTGTATATACTAAGGGTATGGAAGAAAAAAACTACACAGAATGGAATGAGAAATTCATCTTTTCTTTGATGAAAAAATGGAAAGCTAAATACGAGCAAGCTGTGTCTGTTATAAAACTTTACCAAAGATGTAGTAAGAAGTCTGAAACGCCAGAAGATTTCTATTACGAAGAACGATCTGAAAAAATAATTAACAATCAATGAAACACCTTAAAGACATAAAGGATTGGCAAGAACTCAAGAACGAGGTTGTTTGCGGCGATTGCCTTGAGGGTATGAAGCTGATTCCTGACAAGAGTATTGATTTAGTTTTGACAGACCCTCCTTATGGACTTGGAGACAAGCTGTTAAAGGGCGGTAAAAATGGGAACGTGGTTGATTTTGGCAAAAAATACCAAGAAACGGAATGGGAAGATATAAAACCGACTCAAGAAGTTTTTGATAAAATGTTTTGCATTAGCAGTAATCAAGTTATTTTTGGAGGAAACTATTTTAATTTACCGCCCACAAGAGGGATTATTTGCTGGGATAAAAACATAGGGACTCCTAACAATTTCTCACACTGGGAAATGGGGTGGACCTCTTTTGACTGTCCTGCTAGAAAATTTGTTAAAACAAATGATAACAATAAGCAGCACCCTACTCAAAAACCAGTAGAGCTAATGCGTTGGATATTAGAGAACTACTCAAAAGAAGGCGATTTAATCTGTGACCCCTTCATGGGAAGCTGGACTACCGCTAGGGCTTGCAAAGACTTGGGTAGAGATTTTATAGGATTTGAACTAGACGAGAACTACTGCAAGATAGGAGAAAAGAGATTGCAACAAGAAGTATTATTTTAAAAAACAATCAATATGGAAAACCCACTGAACCAACTAATAAACTTTAAATGCGGAAAAAGAGAAAAGAAAAAGTTCCAAGATATTTGTAGAACAAATGGATACAAACAATCATCTATTATAAAGATGGGAGTAAACGAAAAGCTAAAAGAAAAAGTGTTTGAAATAAAATAGTATTGACATTTTGTATTTACTTCGATATACTGGAATCAGATCAGTCATAGAGTCTAAATAATATAAGCACTCTGTAAGCATTGGTCACAAATTATTACTTAGCCTGTAATCATGAACATCAAAACAACTGTTGAAGTAGGCGAATCTGTCTACATGGTCGAAGCTCCGACGTTTGAGCTTCACGAGGAGAAGTTAGGATCTTTACAAAGGTTTGTTGAATACAAGCCTGGTGAAGAGTTGGTTCCAGAAGAAGATTACGAACCAGATCCAAGCTCTTTGTATAGAGAGCAGGTAGAATTCGATTTAACTAATTTTTAACAAACACAACATGGATGTACAAGATTTAAATGACATTGCAAATGATATAGCTGTATCAAGAATAGAAATGTCTGCTTTAGAAAAAGAACTAGAAGAGTGGTTAAAGGCTACTCCTAGGTATCAAGAATTCATGGGAAAAATAACCGAAGCTAAGTTAAGGAAGGATGAACTATCTAAAAAGTTGTTAGACGCCATGAGAGAGTCTAATCTAAAGTCGTGGAAGACGGAGCAAGCTTCGTTCTCTAGGGCCATTAGAAAGAGTGTAACATTTGATCCTATCATCAAGAAACAAATAGAACAAAAGTTGAAAGCTGGAGAAGAAGTAGAAAATTGGGAGTTAAATGAAAAAGAATATATATCAATTAGATTAACCAAATAATTATGGATTATTTCAAAATGAAAAGCGTGCTCACCGCTAACAACCAAACGGTTAAAGTTGAGATACTAAAGGACTTCGGAATGCAGGAAGCTGATAAGTGGGGAAATGTAAATCATAGATATGGAATACTAGTTAATGGACAGAAACTGTATTGGGATGCTTCTCAAGTAGCTTGTAAAAGAATGGCTGATATAGGTAATCCTAAAACTGTTATCATTAAAAGAATAGACAAGGGTGAGAAAACTATGTTTAATTATCACGTAGAAGGAGACGTTAATGTTCAAGAGCAGAACGTGGTACAAGTAACCGAAGCTCCTAAGGATGATTTTCAGGATAAGGTTTCAAGAGGAGCAGCATGGAACAATGCAGTAGCTTATGTATTAAAAAAAGAAGATATTTCTACTATGAGCGTAGCCGATCTATGTGGAGCTGTGTGTGAAGTGGCAGAAGTAATATCTGTATTTCAAAAAGCTTTCGTTAACGGAGAAAAGAAAGATCCAGTAGAAATGGCTAGAGATATTATGGGTGGAGAAGTAGTTGGAAGTATTACAGATAAACTCGTAGCTGATAAAAAAGCAGAAGATATAGATGATTTGCCTTTTAATTAAGACCTTGATAAGTCTCTAAACTATCTGTTAAAATGGTAATACAAATAACCGTTTTAAAATGAAAGAATGTAGAAAATGTGGAGAAAAAAAAGGCCTTTGTGAATACTATGTGCACAAGGATATGCTAGATGGCCACCTGAATATATGCAAAAAGTGTGTTAAAAAAAGGACTAGAGACTATAGAATCAACAACTACGAAACGTGTAAAAAGATTGATAGGAAGAAGTACTTAAAAAGAAGGGAGGCAGCTTTAAAAAGACAATCTGAATATGCTAGGGAAAATGAGAAGCAAAAATATATCGGCTGGATAGGCAATATATTAAGGCGAGCAATTCGCAAAGGAGCCATGAAGAAACACCCGTGTAGTGTATGTGGGGAAAAGAAGTCACAAGCCCACCATTCAAATTATTTAGAACCATACAACGTTATATGGTTTTGTGATTATCATCACAAGCAATGGCACAGGGGAAACAAGCCAGTATATCCTAAGAATCTAGTCAGAGATATAAAAACACTAAATACTTAAATTTATGTTAATCAATTTACACAACGCTCAGATAGAGAAGGTGCAAACTATGGTCGACAGGAGCATTCAGGTGAGACTAGGCTTGCCTGAACTCGCTCCAGCTGAAATGACAGAACTCTTCTCTGCTCTCAACAACGATGTTCATCAAATCAGTTTTGAACATGAAGAAACAGAAAAGAAGTCCCCATCTACTAGATTAAGAAGTGTGCTCTATCTTCTCTGGAAACAATCTTATAAAGACAAGTATGAAGAATTTGAAGTTTTCTACAGAGCAAGGATGGAAAACTTAATTGATCAGATAAAAGAAAAACTGGAGCCGTTATAAGCTCCTTTAGGGGGAGGAAAATCTTCAAGAAGGTTACAGGCCCTCCCTCTAAATAAGTTTATAACTAAACAATATGTATGACTACAGTCCTCCGAATAATAGCAGCAGGAATGATCGCATTATTAGCGATGTACACCTTATTCATTATCTTAGGTGTATTCCTTGCGCTATCCCAGTGGTTCTTATTCTGGGTTTTATTACCAACGTTGTATTAGCTATTAACTAAAAACACCATGAAAACATTCGAAGACTTCTTACAAGAAAAACACGCAGAGCAGTACATCGGTTTGGATGACGACATGCCAGACGATTGCGGAGAATGGATTGCTAACCTAGACGTGGATGAGCTGATTGATTATGCAGACGAAGCTATATCCCAAGACCGCAAGCGTATAGAGGAGGAGGTGCGACTTCTAAAGAAAAGGAAATTCCCAATAGGAGAAAGACCCTGGTGTGTAGTTTGTTTCAATAGAGTAATGAAAGAGCTAATTAAAATTCTTAAGGGCGAAGGAGGCCCGAATAAGTAGAATCACTTTTAAAACTTTTAACCAAATAGGATGGCACAAATAGTAAAAAAAGAATGCACTCATTGGAATTTTGAATATAAGGGGATTTTTTGTGAAGTTGTATTTTGGAACAAAGATTATCATAAGGAAAACAAGGACGTTTATTGGGCTGGTGGAATATGGAACTCATACATTTATATAAAAAAAGATAGGCACCCAGAGCTTTTCAAGAAACATTCATTGAGACTTAAAAATGGTAGACATTCCATATTTGATGTAGCCATTGACATGGCGAGCGGAGTAACTTTTTATGAAAAACTTTATAATGAAAGAGGCAAAGTTTATGCAATAAAAATAGGGAATGACTATAACCATATTTGGAACGGAGGAGAAGATAAGGACATGATTATTTCCCATTTGAAAGACACAGTGGACTCATTAACACCCCCACCCCATGCTAAATAAGCAAAACATAGAGGAAACCACAACACAGCGTAGCGGAGAGAACCAGCTCGGAGAGGCAAAAAAATGTATCACAAATGAAATCCTGAACTTAAAAAGAGACATGATTATCTTAAGGGTAGACGGAGTAGAAAGAATGGTGCACAAAAACAAGTTTGACAAAGGCTTCAACTTTGCTATTGAACAAGTTCTTAAGATTATAAATAATGAGAAATAAACATTTAGACATGATAGGTGACACATTAAAAATGCTAGCAGATAAGATATATGAAGAAACTGGAGAAAAAATGTTGATAGGATGGGGCGTTGACGAAGGGGAAACAACGACTGAAGGATGTGTTACTTCTGACGGTATGAACTACCCTACTGCTTGCAAATTATTGGTAGGGATAACATGGTTCGCAACAGAGTGGTATGGAAATTTGCCAGAAGATGAAGTAAGGGGATTGGACGACCTTTAAATTATAGATACCTTCCTCTAGTGGAGGTGGACAAGTGGGCAGAAAAGATGCTACCCTTAAAGCATGCCGTATAAAAACAAACAAGATATACTAATGGCCTCCAAGAGGTGGGCCAAGAGAAACCCTGAAAAGTGTAAGGAAAGGGCTGCAATACAGCATAAAGCTGCAAGTGCCTTCCCTGAAAGACAGGAGTGCAGCATTAAGGGGTGTGAAGAGCCTGGAGAAAGACATCATCCAGACTACTCAAAGCCAACTGAAATAATCTGGCTGTGTAAAAAACATCACGAGATGGTTCATCATTCTGAATACAGGAGGTGTTCTATTGAAGGTTGTGACAGAAAGCATATGGCCAAGGGGTTATGTCACCCCTGCTATAAGAAACAGAGAAGGGCAAAAGGATTCGCAAAGAACTCTGCGTAGCTCCCTGCCCTCCACTAGAGAAAAGTGTTTATAAATTAACCCCATAACAATGGAACAAAGAACTGAACTACAACCAGTTAATGCAGACAGAGGGCTTGCCCTTGGTAGAGCGTTAGTAGAAAGATACACAAACTACGACAACTCTATTCAAGAAATTAACGTACAAGCTAGAGGACAAATGCAGTTACTCTTAACAGATATGATGCTTACCCTTACGCCTACTGACTTTGAAGAAGCAGGATTTAGAATGGGAATAACTGAACAGAACGCTATCTGTGACATGACAAAGATGGGAGATATGATTGGTGGGCAATTTGTTTTCCAAGAATGGATGTCACCTAACGACTACGCTTTTCTGGGAGCTGTTGCTCAGGGGATACGTGGAAAGTTTGAGGAGATAAGTTCGGATGATTGTCCTATAATTACTAAGGATGAAGTATGGGATAAAGTCGAACTACCAATGACACGGGAAGAAGAACTAGAAGAGACGTTAAGAAGACGCTAACAAACTAAATGAACATTGAAAGAAAGAAACAGAATATCAAACAGAGCAGATGATTTGACTAAAGACTTACAAACTTCGTGGCTTTGGAAATGGAAGCAGGCCGTTAATAACAGAGAGGCAAGACTAGAAAAAACAAAAGACGCTATAACAGGAGTACAAGAATGGCTTAAACTATATATGCTCGACCTATTATCTGCCGTGGACATAGAATGGAATATCAACAGGATCAGAAGAAGATTATTTGGAGATGGAAAAGAACCACCAAAGCGTAAGTAGGTATTTACTTTTCCTTGAAAATATGTTAAGATACTTATAGTCATTAACCCCTCAT